CGATCAACGGGAAGATTTGACGGCCCGTTGTATCTGCGAGCTGGCCCAATTGCGCCCAGACATCGACGGAAACGAACATGTGGGTTGGCAGCCAGTTGCGGTTGCTTGAGATGTCGCTTGCTGCGTCGTATACAGACTTGAGCAAGTCGGCAACTGTTCCGTCCCAGACACCCGATGCGTTTGCTGCGGCGAGCAAGTTGTCTGCTGCCAAGTTGTCGGAAGCGATCATGTACTCGCCCATCAAGTCATTCAAGATCAGCTGCATTGCGGCAGGCGAAGTGAAGTCAATGTCCTGTACGGAAAGGGTTACTTGTCCAGCAAGTGTGGTCTTGCTGATCGAGTTGGACGCGATGACCATGGTTGTTGCTGATGCTGCACCCAATTCCGATTGCGATGCGACGCTGGTGTGCGTGGTGATCGTTGGACGAATAAAAGTTTTCTGTTGTCCGTTGTCTGGGTAAGCGCGAGCGCCAACTGCCTCGACGACTGGACGCAAGAAGTTCAAGTCTTGTACCAATGGCCCGAGGACTGGAACTGGCAAGAGACCCGGTGTATCGGTCGTAAGTACATCGCCTGCAGCTGCTTCAAATACGGTGCGCTTTGATGCGGTGTACTCTGCGACTGCTTTGTTCATGTTGTGGAAAGTGTCGCCACCGATGTGGTAGGCAGCCATGAACTCGCCTGCGTTTGGCAACTTGAACTCGCGTTTTGCTTGTGCTGGAATTGCAGCGGTTGGGATGGTTGCCTCGACTGCTGGGACTGTTACTTCTGACATGGGTTCTGTCTCCTCTGTGGGTTCTTGTATTTCATTATTGTCGGTCTCTTCGGGTTCGTGGTGGATACTGGCAGCAATATCTGTGATGACTGCGCCAGCGAAAGCTGGGACTGGAACCATGGACAACTCGATCCAGTCGGCAGCAAGGACGGTGATTGAGCCGTCTTCGTTTGCTCGGGTCTTTGTTGGGTTTACGCCGACAGATACTGAGTCGAGTACGCCGTCTAAGGCCAGCTGCAAAGCCTCGTCGCCTGCGGCGGTCTTGCTGATTTTGGCAGTAAACATCATGCCCTCTTCGTCGTCAATTCGGCTGGTCACAATGCCGATGGCGCTGTCAGCCGAATGATTGAGATACAGACGGGGTGCTTTGCCGTCGACTGGCAGGCTGCCGCGCTCAAAGATGACCTCTGTGCCGTCCGAGACTGTGGCTGCTACGCCGTAAGGTACGGCGATGCCTGTGATCGTTCTAGTAGGTGTGCCATCGCTGGCGGCTGCGTCAATGCTGACACTGCTGGCGGTAAATCTGATCATGAGTTTGCGATCTCCTCTTGCGTGTTTTCTGATGTTGGTGTTTCCATTTTGTCTGCTAAATAATTCTCTTCAAGGTATGACTCGTAATCGAAGGCAACAAAAGTGCCGTTAGGTAGCACATTGTTCATTGACAATGTTTCTGCTATTGCGTCGGCATAAAGTTTTACACCAAAAAACAGCAAGTCCATGCGTGCTTGTTGTGATGATTGGTACGAGTAAGACCCAGTTGATACGCCGATTAGATATGGCGGAACATTGCCGATCCGTCCACCAGTTTCTAGTGCGCTGTAGTTGGCTGACTCGATGAGCAGCATTTTGTCTGGTGACATTGTTGTCGGTTCGTAAGATAGAAACTCGTTAAGCGCAGCGGTCTGATTGGTTGCGCGCGCTTGGTTAAATGCAGCTGCAAGATCGGCGAGTTCTTGTGCGCTTAAGGGTTCGCCACCAGTTTGTTTCAGGACTCCCGCCGGTATGGATGAGGAGGCGTTTCTGGCCCTTGCGTCTTGAATCTTGATTGCTGTTTCGATTGCGGCCTGCGATGAATAGACCATGCCTTGTGTTGGCGACAAGAACTGGATCAAGTTCTTAGGGTCAATCTCTCCGCCTTGAAAATAAACTTGCGATGATGGTGCGAACCATACGGGGCCAGCCATGTCTGTTGTGGTAACTGAGCCTGCTGGTAGTCGAGTAAAGGTTGCTGGAAAGCCGTCAGCGGTGCGGCTAGTGATGTACCAAAATGCGCGACCGTAAAAGTACAAGTCGTCAAAAGTCCAACTCATCAGGAAGTTATATGGGACGGTAGGGTCTGGCCTGCGTAACCAAGTTCTGGGGGCGATATAAACGCGCTCCATTTCTTCGCCGTTCCACATTTCGTTGTACATCTGCAATGGCATGCAGCCGATCACTGATGCAAGTAGATCGCGTGCGCGTGAGATCGCTGGGATTGAGATTGCTGCTGCGCGTAGTTCGCCTTCGCGATAGGTGTAGTACTGACCGATCATGTTCTTGCCGACATTGCTGCTGTTATAGCCTGGACTCATTGCACCAGCAGCTGCCGCTTTAGCAGGCGCTGGACTGATGGCGGCCTTGCTTACTTTGCGGTCAAATAATCCCATGCCACAACATTACAGATAGCAACGCTGTGATGGTGGCACTCGATCGGCCTAATCAGTTCCCGACGAAAGGCTAGGTACTTCGACCGAGTGCCGAGGGTATGTTACTGACTAACAGTGACCAGCATCGGCTTACCCGACACAGATGGCCTTGAGCAAAGTGCAGCTGCCCAGATCATGCAGCGACACAACTCGATCGGCCCGGGTGATCTCTGAGATGACACCGCGACAGACCCTTGCGATCGGACAGCAACCGCGCGCTGCACATGTTCAGCCAACTGGGTTGAGCCGTCATGTAGCAGCATTTTTTCTGCTATTAGGTTTCTTACTGTGGGGGTGTATTTCAGTATTTCGCCGTAGCCGACGATGACCTTCTTTGTTTCTAGGTGTCGAGGCCACTGGATGTCGATGCTCGGTGAGATAGCAAACTTGCAGCCCTCGGCAGTGAGCCTGTCAACCTCGAGCAACAGAGCTGCAAAACTGTCCACGACGAAGGCCACGGTCACGACAATGCGGCGATCTGGAAGGGCCACGGCGCGTAGGCCGAAGTAGCGCGAGTCGTCCATGCTGGTTTCAATGGCAACGATGCCGCCTTTTGGTATTTCGCCTTCGTGCTCGAGTGCAGGCCAGACACCCGGCGGTATCCAGCCACGATCGGACGCGACCCACAGATTGACTGATGCCCGTAAAAATTGGGCGCGGTCAGGGTTCTGAGATTCGGCCTCGATCGTTGACAGTTCCAAAGTGTGACCGAGCGCAGGGTTGCCGTAAGCCCATGCGGCAGGGTTCATTGGGTCAAGATCAGGCGGCGGTGACCACTCGGCAAAGTACAGCGACGATCGTTCTCCTCGATCTATGGCGCGAAGTCCTTGTTCACGCCAACGCAAGAAAGCGGTCGATGCCTCAGTGCCAGCAGTTGACCAGCAACTGAGCAGCGGTGATTTTCGTGCGCGCATGGACGGGATTAGTCCGCCGTCGATAGCGAGCTGCGACATGTCCCATATTTCGTCTGCCACGATCAGATCGTTGCTTGTGCCGTGACCGACCGATGGCTTTGCTGCTCTGACTGTCCACTTGCTGCCGTCTGGCATTGTCACCGAGTTTCGACCGTAAGCCTTGACACAGGATGCACCGAAGCGTGCCTCGAGCACTGGGGCTATCTCATCGAAGAGAGTAATCGCCAAGTCGAGCCTGTTTGCCGTTGTCAGGACGGTCTGCTTTTTGCCCCGTATTTTGGGCATCTCTGTGAGCCACCAGCCGACGAGACTACCTAGAGCAACGGTCTTTCCGTTCTGTCTGGCAGTAGAAACAAGGCTTGTCCGATGCAGCAGCTCACCATGCTCGTCATAAGCCAACTGACCGTCAAGCGCACGCACCTGCCAAGGCATAAGCGTCAGCCCTAGATGCTGTTCTGCCCATCCCTGCACATCAGCCCCGAACGATCCAGCATGATCCGTGACGATCGTTTCCAGTCGAGGCCAGTCATGGCTAATCCCCGCCAGTTCAGGCTGGTTGCCATCCGATAGAGACAAGAGTTGGGTCGGGGTCAATCTCTTCTCTTCATAAAAAACCTCTTTAATATTTCGCACTCCATTTTTTTGCATTGACTCGTGTCTTGAGTGTTGGCGGTGTGCGTTTCTAGCGGTGACATATCTGTGGCCTTTGATGTTGTTGCAGGCCGCGCAGCATGGTGCAAGGTTGTCCAGGCTGTGGTCACCCCCGGCATCGAGTTCGAGTATGTGATCTACTGTGTCTGCGTTGGGTTTGCCGCAGTATGCACAGTCAGGCTTGTTGGCTAGTACCTTGCGTCTGTTGGCTGTGTACTGGGGGTCTCTGTGTGCTTTGCTCATGCTCTCGCGCCTTCGGCTTGAGCTAGCGCGGCGCAAGCGCCTTGCTCTCGGTTTCTTGTGGTCTGTGTTGCTGTCGGGTTCATGTTGCCTCGGTCTTTGTTTGTTAACGGTATGTCATCTATGTGAGCCTAATGCGGTAATGCTCACCCACGGGATGCCTCACTCCGTTACCTCATTACCTACCTGATTATGTTTACAGGTCGCCTCGACGCTTTGCCTAACTCATTTCGTGTTGCATGTTTCAGGGCGCGTCGATCTACCCACGCTTTCCGTGTGTTACCCAATCACCATGCGACGGTGTAGGTCGTGAGACTTATGAAGTTTTGAGAGTGTTCTAAAGGATAATTAACGGTGTTGCGGTCTATCTAGTATTGCCGCACCCTTACGGTTTCTACCCACTTCCCACTACAAGGTGGACTTGTGTTGTTAATTACCCCTTACAGCACTCCCTTCAGTTTTTGGTAATCGTAAATAGTTGGCTATCCAGTCAAGGTCAGCAGGCCGCCATACATGGACTACTGCGCCTTGTTGCAGTGTTGTGATCCATCGGGATTGCAGCGGTGAGACCTTGCCTTTGTCGCTTTTAAGTTCTGCGAATATAACACGCCCAGCAGGGTGAGCAAGTACAAGGTCTGGGAAGCCGTGATCGCCTAGCTCATGTGTAGCCCAGATGCCGCGCCTGTTCATAGATGGCAACGGATGATGCACAAGCCAGCCATGCATCTTGGCAAGGTTAATGACGATCTTTTGGAAGTCTGCTTCTTTCACTTCCAAGCCTCAATAACACGGCTTGCCTGTGATGCAGTCAAAGTCTCAAGAATGACATCGTTGACACCAAGAAACGCGTGCAGCTGCTCGAGTGTTTCGCCTTCGTCCCAGCCTTTACCACGAGCAAGCGCCTTGATGTATGTCTGCTGTTTAGGGCTTACGAACGCGCCTGCTGATGGCTGTGGCTTCGGTACAGGCTGCCCTGAACCAACTACAGCGCGCACAGGCACAGTCCGCTCTACCTTTTCCATCTCTTGGCGTGATGGTCGAGGGCCAGCAGTACCGATTGGGCTGTTGCTAATCATGCGGCCTATGGCACTGGTTTCACAGTTCTCTACGAAACTGGTCGCGTTAACGCCACGATCCGACAATGTCTCCTCGGCATACCCGGTGGCGATCATGCGATCCTCGTCGTTAAAGCCTTCGGCGCGCATAACAATGCGTACACCGTCATAACTGTAGATGTGGGTCTCAATGCGTCCCTGTGGATATGCGTCCCACCAGCGCACAAGTCGATCTGCCACTGTCTCGTAATTTGCAAGGTCGAAGCCCATTTTCTCTGCCTTTTCTCTTCGCTTATTGTCGGTCTCTATTGCTCTGGCTGTTCGTTCACGATGCTTTACTGTGCGATCTGACGGCAAGTATCTGCCGAACTTGGTCACGCCACACGCCACACGATCGCAGGGTTGCCTGCCTTGGTAAGTCGCTCAAGGCCTGAGTCCACGATGAAGCCGTCCTTAACTAGTGAGCCGCGTGTTGGTCTGACAGTGTTGCCTGAAATGCTGAGTGCTTCTTCGATCTCTTCATCGGTTGCACCGCCTACACGGTTTATGAAGTCATAAACACGCTTACGCTTTGACCCTGACTTGGGTAGTGCGCGTAATGCAGCGTTCGCAGATGTGGGGTGTGCTGATCGGCTGATCGCGACCACATTGCGCTCGATCGTGAATGGCTGTTCTTTGTATCCGCCGAGGCCAAGGGTGGCTTGGAAGAGCTGTAGGTCTGACATGTCGGGTGTCCTTTGTTCGGGTGTACTGGGATGATGTTAGATGATGA